ATAACATCCACATCTAAATACATCCCCATTACCTGACGCTTGCGCAAATCGTTCAGCGACATGCGAACAACCTGAGTGACGTTAGGGCAAGTCTCAAGGTCCGTGGTCTCATACGGAACAACCAAGTTCTCCGCAGGCACAAACTTGGAAACAGCACGATCTAGCGTCTCGTCAAAGTAAGTTTTCTTAAAAGTAGACCCCGCCAGCGGTAAATAGAACAACATTTGATCCATATCGGGCGTGTAATCTTCCATCACATTAGTGATGTAGTAATTCATAAACTGACGGACGCGCTGACCCTGTGCCGCCTTGGCCCGCGTTTCCTTGCCCAGCACTACAGTGCGGACGGGACCCGATGACGGTAGAAGCTCGTTAAACGCCTGTGCTTGGAATTGGGTGGCTGCTTCAGCTAATAACGGGTGAGTAACCCCTGTGGCTCCCCTGAAGGGCTGTGTGCGCTCTTCGTAGTTAAAGCCCAGCAAATCTAAACCGTTTGCATACGCATCTTCCCACTCTTGCCGACTGGCCTTGTTCGCGTCGTACTCAGCCAACATCTCGCTGGAAATGCGTGACAACTCGCGGTCCGGCATCTCTTCGGCAAGGTTAGCGTCAAACTCTAAGCTATCGCCGCGCTGGTCCTGTGGGTCAAAGTCAATCTCTACGCCGCCGTCTTCCGTAGGAGTAATGCCAATTTCGCCAACATCATCAGCTTCAATCATAGCTATGACGTTGTTTTGGGAATCAGGAAGTTCGATCTCTAACTCAGCCGATAAATCTTCGTCTGTGAACTGGGAAGGGACCCCAGTATCCATTAAACTACCCGAGTACCCATTTTTCTCTTTGGCCATTCATCTCTCCTATGCGATGTAGTCTAAGTATTACTCATACCCTTCATACCCATCGCGTTTCGTATCATAAAAACCCTCTTCGTCACGAGGGTAATAAACGTCAGGACCCTTAGAGGGCGACTTAAAGTTAGCCGGGGCACGAGGCTGGTCTTCGGCAACCGCCCCCTGCTCGTCCTCCGTGCGCCCTAATATCTCCTTTAACTGTTTAAATATTGCCCCGTCAACTAATCTCGTAATTTCCTGCGCCGTAGCGTCAATGCCCGCTTTCTGGAATATCTGGCGACCAATAGCGTTGTTCCGCGTGTCCATAGCCACGTCGCCTTTGGTAGAACCCCCAATCGTATAGTCCATAAACTCACCAATACCACCCATAGCGGCAGCGGTATTCGTACCGTACTCTTGCGACAAAAGAGCCGAGCCAAGCATATGGCCGCGAGCATCCTCTAGTTCTTGGTACGCAGGCATATCTATACGAGCGCGAGCCGTGCGCTCTTTCTCCGAGTACATGTCCTTGTCCGTAGGTATAATCATATCGCCTGTTTCGGGGTCCGTGACGGACGGGTAATCAAAATCTTCTATAAGCTGGCTTTGGAAGTCAGGCTGGCCCTCAACATAAAACTCGTCGTAACGATCACTGCCGGGACGAGCGGATTTAGTTACACCCTTTGTGTTAACGCCCCCGCCAAATGCGCCGTCCAACAAAACTCGTGCGGGACCCGTAATGCTATTTAGGAGGCTTCTTTCTCTTAAAGGTTGAATAGCCTCGTCACCAAACTCAAGACCCGTGGCAGGGTTTCGTCGGTCAAGGGCCTCGTCAACATCTAACGGAACGCCGTTGTCATAAAACCGTAAATCTCCTCCGCCTTCAAGCATGTCGGAGCCAAATAAACGTTCCTGCTCTTCAGGGTACATGTCTGTAAAGGCAGGGGTGGGGCTTATCATCCCGGGACCCGGGCCTCTAAGGTTCTCTGGGCGTAACCGGGGTTTAAGGCTGGAAGACAGGGGCATCCCACCGTCCTGCATATAACGAATGTCGTAACCGCCCGACCCTAAATTTACCGCAGAGTTGTTCATGTCCATGCCCTTCGCCTAGTAATACGCCGCCACTCTAACAGAGTTTTGCTCATCTTCCCAGTCATCTGTTGGTAATTGAACAAAATTTCCTTGTCTGTAGCGCATAAGCGCCTGTGTCATACTATCAACTAAGTCGTCATGCTCCCCGTTTGGGAACGCAGCAACCTCTTCAATTAACTCGTCAGCCCAAACCTCGTCAGGGGCCCAAACCATGCCCGCCTCAAATAATGGCGAAACACTGTGTACTCTGGTTACCTTATCGTTTCCACGCGACGGAGTAAAGTTTACAACAGGAATGCCCATACTTCGTAATTCTTGCGTCAAAGGGGTCCCTGACGCTTTCGCCTCAACAATAACCGTGTCAGGCTCCCAAAATTTATAATTATCCAAAGCAATCTGCTTTAATTCCGGAAAATCCCAGCGCCCCTTTTGACTGTCTAACAAAATTAAATTGGGACCCCCACCTCCCTCGTTAGGATAAAACACCCCCCACGTCGTAATCGCACTGTAGTCAGCCGTCTGCTTCTTACTAAACGCCGTATCATAACTCTGAATAACATACTCCAACTGAGGTATCTTAGCAGGCTCCCAACACCGCCACTGCTCGCGGCGGATGATAGCATTCTCCTCACCCGTAGGATTTTGCTGGTACTGAGCGTTCCACTTGCTCGGCGGAATGGACTCCTTCACAGAAGTTAAATCCTCCAAAGACCAATACTCCGGCCAGCAAGGGGACCCATCCTCAAAAATAGCCGGTAACTCAACAACCTCCCACTGATCCGCTAATGGATTTTTTGCCTGCGCCTTTAAAAGCTGACCAGTCATGTCCTTCTCCGACCACCGGGTCTGAACCAAAACAATCGACCCACCCGGCTGTAAACGCTGCCGGGGACCCCCAGTATACCAATCCCAAGCATCCTCAAAACCACTGTTGCTCATCGCAGTCTGCTCCGAGTGAGGGTCATCAATAATAACTAAATCACCACCACGACCCGCTAAGTTCGATCCAACGCCAACAGCATAGTACATCCCGCCTTTGCTCGTGTCCCACCGCCCGCTGGCCTTACTGTCCGCAGCAAGCTTAACGCCCGGGAACACCTCCTTGAACTCGTCACTCTCAATTAAGTTTTTTGTTTTTCGTCCAAAGTTAACCGCCAACTCAGTCGTGTGTGTCGCCTGAATGATCTTCATATTCGGGTTCTGGCCCATCATCCACGCAGGAAAAAGAAAGGACGCAAACTCACTCTTCGTGTGCCGCGGTGCCATGTTGATGATTAAACGCTTTAAGTCCCCACTAGCCACGCGTTCTAACTTCTCAGCAATGATTTTATGATGACGGCCCGCGATAAACTCTGGCCAGACAGTTTTTACAAAAGTTAAAAAATCTTTTTGGCACTTCTCGTTCTTCTCAAGCTGCGCGAGCCTTAGCTCAAGTTTTAATTTTTTCTCTTCTAGGATCACGGAATTAGCTGAACTCATAGGGGGCCCCTGTAACTTTTGACACGCAGATTATAAAATGTTTCACGTGAAACAATCCGCGAAATGTATGCGATTTTAAACGCTATTATAAGACAGTTAATCGCCGTTGGAAATACCTGATGAATATTTGCGAGAAACATGGCTCATGCTCCCGTTAGTAGAAGCCCGGGGCCGTCGCTCGCGGCTCGCGGTTTTTGGTGATTTTTCCGGGCGTTTAGCCTCAATTGCCCGAGGGACCCTAGCCAATTTTCCGGGCGTTACTGGCACCGGCTGGGATGTCCCGGGGATTGGATCGCGGCCCGGGGATCGTCGAGCCCGGCGGATCGTGCGCAATTTAATTGGCACCGGCTGGGATGCCCGGCCCGCTGGGATCGTTAACCGGCACCGGCTGGGGTTCGACATCCAAGGCCCGGGGATCGCGGCCGGTAAGTTTTAGCCATACGTTCGAGCGTCGCGGCCCGCCCTATTTAACTGTTTATTGCGGGCATAAAAAAAGGGCCGCACAATGGCGGCCCAGTAGCAGGGGTGGGGCGTGTTATGAAACGTCGATCGATACAATAATATCCCCGTCCCGGATCATATCCTTGACCGCATCCCGGGTTGCATCCTCACGGTTACCGTCCATTTCAGCGGACGATATACGATCGTCGATCAATTGCTCTAGGCCGTCGATGCTATCAGTGTCTAGGGTCAAGGTAACATCCTCGACAAGCTCAAGGCGGGCTTCAAGGGCGTCCAGTTGGTTGTTATCGACCATGGCGGTTTTTACATGCTCATCAATGCGGCGGTCTAAGTCTGGCAAACACGCGGCCAATAGAGCAGAAGAAATTCCTTTGCGCTCATTTTCGATGGCGGTGGCGTTCTGCTCGAGTTGCCACACATAGTCGCGCAAGTTTGAAATATCCTGAATTGCACCGCGTATATCGCTTGCGGTTTGCAAATCGTCCCCGGATGAAAAGGACGATAAAGAAGTTTTATCACCTTCGGCCAATTTGTAAAATTTGGAGGCGGTATCTTCTAAGCGGTCAAGGTTTGATTTAATGTCGATCATGTTTTTTAACTCCATAGAAGCAAGCGGGATGCCTGCCTTATGTATCCACTTATATATAAATTTATGGGAAGCACAAGTTAGACGCCAAAAGGGCCGCACAATGGCGGCCCGGTGGGTTGTTATATAGTGGCGGTTTATCTAATCAAAGCGGGCAATGTATTGAGCCGGAGCGGTACTGTCTGGATCAGGTGCGGTGTCAACAATTGCGCAAATACCGTATTCGTAAACATATAATAGAAAGCGGTCGGCAAACCCAAACCGAGCCAGTGGGTGCAAGTCAGGGTCATCCGGATAAGAATAAACGCCCCTAGCATCCAGTTTACCGCTAGTCGGAGTATTGTAAGCAAACCCGCCGCAACCGTAAGCATCGTCCATTTTATTTGCTATGTCTAAAAGGGTTGTTTTTCCCTCATTCCAAGCGGGCCGGTTTTGTTGTGCCTCGCAACACGCGGTGCAAAAGAAGTCCGGGATGATGCCGCAAGCTTCCACAAGATCAACCGGGCGGGCGTTGCCTATGTCCGGATCATGGTTTGGATTAAGTACGCGGTCGAGAATGTATTCACTAGCCCGGAAATTTAAATCAATTATTTGTGCCATGTTTTTAACTCCATATAAGCAAGCGGAATGCCTGCCTTAAATAAGGTTCGAAGGGTTACTTGAGGTTGATCCACTAACGCTTGCGGTTTGAATGCAAGTGACAGTCCTTAACGTGCTTCACCCTTCGAGGTCTTCACCTCGCAACAACCGTTAAACAGTTATTAAGCGTTAGTCAAGTTGGCCACAAAAAAGGGCCGCACAATGGCGGCCCGGTCTTCTTATATATAGCGGCGGTTTAGGCGGTTACCAAATCCAACAACCGGCCCGCTTTCCGCTCTACTTCAATCCGGGCGTCCTGATGTGGAACGTCGCGGGCTATTGCGGTTATAGCTTGCGCCGCATCCCAAACGCTCGCAACCGGGCGGCCCTCTTCTTTGAGGTGTCGAGCGGCGGCGGCCTTTGCCATGCGTCCAGACAACCCGGCCCGCTTAGTTAGGAACTCCAAGCGGTCCTCATCATCCCGGGCAACAATGGCATCCTTTGCCGCCTTTACGCCCTCAACAAAAGAATAGGTTGAACCGTTTGCAAACGACTGCAAAGCGGGGCGGGCTTCCATTGCGAAACGATCCGGAGCAAATTTAGTATGGCGGATTTTAATCTCGTGAAAGTTTTCAACCCCCCACAAGTTTCGGTTCATACAAACACCCCGCAAATACATTGCCGCAATACCTGCCGTCTTGCTACCAGTCTCGCTATTCCATGCATAAAACCCCCGGAACATTAAATCCGGCTCGCCATTGGCAAGCTTACCGACTTCGATAGGGTTGCGGTCATCCACAAGGAAAACGAAAACGTCACGATCCGACGCAAACAAAGTGGTGGTGTCAAGAGTAACCGGTGTTTCTGGGTCATATACCGCCATGCCGTTGTTACTGCCGGTCATCATCCCCGGGATTTTCCAACGCCCGCCGCTATCCTCAACCAAGTTTTTAATTGGCTCTAATATTTCCCAATCAAAAATCCGGCCATAGTCCGGGCCGGTTGCGGCTCGCAGTTCTCCGCCCTCGTTTTGTGCGCCATAAACCTTAACCAGTTCTTTGCCACGGTTATAACGCAAACCCCACTGGATGCACTCCGCCGCAATAGGGGCAGGCAGGTCTTTAAGATAACCGGCAGGGGCACCGGCAAGTTGGGACAGTTGGCCAAAGCTCCAATTGGTAGGGGTGTTTAAATGTTCCCG